GCGACGGGCCCAACCGGCCCGAATACGGGCGCGGCGTACACCAAGTACACCTACACCGCGACGGCTGGGCAGACGACATTCTCCGCGACGTATCAGGTCAATTACGTTGATGTGTTCCTCAACGGCGTGAAGCTGACGACGAGCGAGTACACAGCCACCAACGGCACGAGCGTTGTGCTGGGAACCGCTGCCGCGCTCAACGACGTCGTTGAGATCATCGCGTGGGCGATCCTTGGCGTGTCGAACACGGCTATCGGAAACGGCACAGGCACATCGCTTATTCTGTCAAGCGCAAGCGCAAATATCCTCGCCGCTGGCCCTGCTGGTGCAACCAACCCGACTCTGAATATCGACGCCTCCACGGCTTCTGCGGCCACGGGCTTGAATGTAAAAAGCGCGGCTGCTGCTGGTGGCATGGCGCTCTCCGTTACTTCGTCTGGCACCAACGAAAACCTGACGATTGACGCCAAGGGCAGCGGGACGGTCACGCTGAACGCGACTGGTACAGGCAGTGTGCTGGTCAACCGCCTGCTGGACATCAGCGCGTCAACGGCTGGTCAAATCCAATTCCCCGCCACGCAGAACGCATCCGCAAACGCCAACACGCTGGATGACTACGAGGAAGGTACTTGGACGCCTACAATTACCGGGAGCGGCGGAAGCGCACAAACGTCGTACCTAGCACAAACTGGCAACTACACAAAAATAGGCAGGTCAGTTAACGCTTCGTTTTATTGCCGGTCTAGCGGCGCATCACTTAGTGGTCCGACAGGCATTGCCTTTATTAGTGGCCTTCCGTTCGCGGTTGGCGGAACGGCGCAATACCAATCAGGTTATGTTGGTTTTGCCCAAAATCTTACTTTTACCGGCGCAAGGACGCAGCTGGGAATTTCTCTTTATTCCGGCGACAGCAAGATGGGGCTTGAAAATACGGGTTCAGGTTTGGGTTATGATAATCAGTCGATTGCTAATTGGGGCGCAAACGGCCTCGTAGTCGGCGGCGCAACGTACAACATATAAGGAAAAAACCATGCCGCGCATTGCAACTGTTAACCAACGCGAAATTACAGAGACTGGCATTATTCAGGTCCGCATTGCCAAGCAGGTTGTTGACGGCGGAGAGGTTATCTCCTCGTTGTGGCATCGCTGCGCCTTGGAGCCGGGGCAGAATGTCGAGGACATGATCTCCGCAGTTGACGCCGATCTCACAAATCAGGGCTATGGCCCCGTGCAGGACTGGTCTGGTGTCCGCGCCACTGTGGCCGCTGAACATACCCCAGAAGTTATCAAGGCATACGAAGACGCCCAAGCTGCCGCGAAGGCCGCAAGAGACGCAGAACGCGGATTGTAAACCATGGCTATTAACCGCAACCTATCCATCCTTGCTCAAGGCGCTGGCTCTGCCAATAACCTGTCGCTGGGCGGTGCCACGCTGGGGTCTAACGCTCTGGCGGTGACTGGGACGACGGCTATTAGTGGCAACGTCACCATTGGCGGCACAAACAATGTAGCGACTGGCACAATCAGTATTGGCGTTGCTAATAATGCCGCTGTTCTGGTTGACGGGCGGTTGGACGCAAACGGGAACACCTACGGGTATAGGTTTGTAAACGGCAGCGCCGGTACTGCTGCGACCACCCTTGCAGTACTTGGCAACGGCACCAACGCTCTCCAGCAAACTATGTTTGGAACGGCTTGGACAACGTCAGGCATTTATCGGCAGGGCGGCGCGTTGCTGACGGCTGATGGCCCCGGTGGTCTGACGCTCGCTACAGGCGCAGCCCAGCCCATCTACTTCGGCATCAACAACGTTGAAAAAATGCGCCTAGACACCAGCGGCAATCTCGGCATCGGCGGTACGCCAGCAAACCAAGTCCTAAACGTCTTCGCTACTTCTACCGGCACGACATCGACCAGCCCATGCGGTATCCGCATTTATGACAATGGATATTCCAATTCCGTACAGGTTTGTTCCAGAAACGGACAAGCGCAATATAACGCCAATAGCCATGTGTTTCTTGAGGCCGACGTCGAAAAAGCCCGTATCGGCTCTGACGGTAGCCTCCTTGTCGGCACCACAACAAACTCTGGCGCGGGGGTTGTTAGGGCTACAGGCGGTTTTAAAACCGTCACGGGTTCAACTTCAATTGTTGGAGGTGGGCCTACGACAATTTTTTCAATGCCAGCAGGAGGGCTGTATTTTGTTTATGCTGAAAGTGCTGGCGGTTCTACAGGTTACGGCTGTTCTGCGGCGTGTGTGTCGGTACCGTATTCAAGCGGAGTTTTGAGGCTGGCCGAAGGAACGCCTAATAATTATATCAGCGTAAGCGGGGCAAATGTCCAAGTCACCACATCGCTTGGAACTGGTACCTACAATTGGTCTTACATATTCATTCCGTCAACGTAGGAAAAAACATGACCACCACATACACATGGCTCGTCGAATATATGTCCTGCTACCCGCAGGCTGACGGTGAAACTGATGTGGTTTTCATTGTTGGCTGGCGCTGTAACGCGCAGGACGTAGTTATTACGGACAAAGAAACCACCTACAAGGCCACCCAGTACGGCACAGTAGGCGTAACCTACGTCGCCGGGGAACCCTACACCCCGTATGCCGATCTGACACAGGATCAGGTCTTGGGCTGGGTTTGGACTAGCGGCGTCGATCAGGCTGCTACAGAGGCGGCTCTAGCTAAAAACCTAGAAGATCAGGTCAATCCCCCTGTCGTAACCCCACCCCTACCTTGGAGCGCCTAATGCAACTCGACCTTACCCTTGAGCAGATCAACGTCATTATGTCTGCGCTGGGCAATGCCCCGTTTGTGCAGGTCGAAGGTATCATCAACGAAATCCGCAAGCAGGCCCAGCCGCAGATCAACCCGGCCCCGGAGACACCATGAAAAAGTCTCTGAGTGTCGTTTAATAGACAAAGCGTTCAATATTGGTACATTATGTACCATGCCAACAAGTTCTCAGGACGGAAAAGCCCATATTAAAAGGATTGTCGGTGCTTTAAAGCACGACAGAATGTTGGACATTGGGTGCGGCGAAGGCACTTATGCCAAGCTATTCCCTGATGCCGACTGGACTGGGATTGAAGTCTGGGAGCCTTATGTTGAGGCTTATGACCTTAAATCTCTGTACTCAAAGCTGATTATAGCCGACGCGCGAACTCATGTTTTTGAGCCTGAAGACAGGTTCGACATAGCGTTTGCCGGGGATGTCTTGGAGCATATGACCCAAGAGGAGGCCAAGGGCCTTCTTGATAGGCTTCGGCAGGTAGCAGACACGGTTATTGCGAGCATCCCTATAGGGCATTTCCCACAGGGTGACTGGGGCGGGAACCCCCACGAACGCCATATAGTCGATGACTGGACCGACGCTAGGGTCAAAGAAGCCTTTGGGAAGCCCTCTTGGTCAGCCGTAGACGGTGAGATCGGGGTCTATGTCTGGTCCAAGCACCAAATCATGATCCCCAAAATCATCCATATGATCTGGGTGGGCGACGAGGCCAAAAGGCCTGACAATTACATCCAGACTTGGCGGGATATGAACCCTGATTGGACCGTAAAAGTATGGGGTAACAGGGAATATTCTGAAGAAAATTGGGTAAATAAGGCCAGAATGGAGACTATGTGGCAGCGCCAACTATGCGGTGTTGCAGACATCATGCGCTACGAAATCCTCTTTAATGAGGGCGGGTTCTATGCCGATGCCGACAGCAAATGCGTCAAACCTTTGGAAGACTGGCTGTTTGACAACGACCTTTGCGTTTCTTGGGAGAACGAAACCGTCCGCGAGGGGCTGATAGCCTGCGGGTATATTGCGGCAAAACCGGGTGATCCGCGACTTTGGAAGGTGATCGAAGAGATCAAGGCCGACGATGACATAGAAAATAAGCCCGCTTGGTACGGGACCGGGCCTCGCCGCCTGACCGGGGTTTTAAAGGCAGAGCCGGAGGGTAGCTATACAGTTTGGCCCTCCCATTACTTCATCCCGGACCACTTTGATGGGTTTACCTACACTGGAACTGGGCCTGTTTTTTCCCGGCACGACTGGGGAACGACCAATAATTTGTACGACAATTTACATAAAAGGGGACGTAAATTGAAAATCGCAGTCTACGCTATCAGTAAAAATGAAGAATCGTTTGTTGAGAGGTTTTGCAATTCCGCAAAGGAGGCTGACTATGTGGTTATCGCTGACACGGGCAGTACGGATGGTACTGTCGCCGCTGCTAACGCCGCTGGCTGTATTGTTCATAACATTTGCATATCTCCTTGGCGGTTTGATCTTGCTCGCAATGCAGCTTTGGCGTTGGTTCCTGCTGATGCTGACATCTGCATATCGCTTGATTTGGACGAAATCCTAGAACCCGGTTGGCGCGAGGAAATGGAACGGGTGTGGACCGATAAGGTCACCCGTCTGCGCTATTTCTTCGACTGGGGCTGCGGGATCAAGTTCAAATACGAGAAAATCCACGCTCGCAAAGGGTATATGTGGCACCACCCCTGTCATGAGTACCCCATCCCGGACCCCCGGACTGTAGAGGTTTGGGCCGATACTGACATGCTAATGGTCAGCCATCACCCAGACCCCACGAAGAGCCGGGGCCAGTACCTCGATCTTCTGGCGGTATCGGTAAAGGAAGACCCTCGCTGCCCGCGCAACGCCTTTTATTACGCCAGAGAACTGTCTTTCTACCGGAAATGGGACGAGGCAATCGTCGCCCTGAATAAATACCTCACCATGCCAGAGGCTACTTGGGGCAATGAGCGGTGCTACGCCTACAGGGTTCTCGGCCAGTGTTATGAGGAAAAGGGCATGCAGTGGGAGGCCGAGGGGGCCTATCACAAGGCTTGCGCTGAAGCCCCCAACACCCGCGAACCTTGGTGCGCTATTTCCCTGTTAAAGTACCGCCAGAGCCAATGGGCCGAATGCTACGGTGCGGCCATGCGGGCCTTGTCGATCAAAGACAAGCAGCTTGTTTATACCTGCGACCCGGAAGTCTGGGGTTTTAAGGCCCATGACCTAGCCAGTATTTCGGCTTGGCACCTTGGCCTGAAAGAGGTCTCCATCGAGCAAGCAAAACTTGCGGTTGAGGCTGCTCCTGATAATCTGAGGCTTAAAGCTAACTTGGATTTTGTCATGGGTATAAAGGCAGAGGTATGAGCGAGGCATCTTCAGAAATATTTGATCGCCTTCGCAGCGTGGAGATCAAGCAGTCCACCCATGAGGCTGTTTGTGTGGAACGATATGGGAACCTTCTAAGTTCTGCTGAAAAAATGGAGCGCAGCATAGAAGGGACCAATCGCCTCTTGATTGGTGGCGGCATCACTCTGATGTGCGGAATGGCCGGAATACTGGCAAAGATCGTATTCGGATAAGAACAAAAGGAGAACGTCATGTTTGAATTGTTAGGTGGTGGTATCTTCGGAAGCCTGCTTGGCGGCGTTTTCCGGCTTATCCCTGAAGTCCTTAAATCCTTCGATAAGAAGAACGAGCGTACCCACGAACTGTCCATGTTCGATAAGCAGTGCGACCTCGAAAAGACCCGTGGCGCTCAGAAGCTACAGGAGATCGGGGCAGAGCGGGATTCAGTCTTGGATACAGGGGCTATGGCGGCGTTCCAGAGTGCCATCCAGCAGCAGACCGATATGGTCAAGGCGGCTGGAGGCTGGGCGGCGTCCCTGTCCGCTTCTGTGCGTCCCGTCATGACCTACTACCTGCTGGTTTTTTACGGGATTGTCAAAATCTGCCTGATCTGGGATTCGATGCGCCTTGGCGCTCCCTTGGTCGATGTCATGCCTAAAATGTGGAGCGGCGATGATATGGCCCTGCTTTCTGGCGTGGTGAATTACTGGATTTTGGATAGGACGCTGGCAAAGCGCGGCATCTAATGAACCTCGACATAGCCATAGAGTTGGTGAAGCGGTTCGAGGGATTTAGGAACAAACCGTATCTTTGCCCTGCCGGAGTACCGACGATTGGCTATGGATCGACCCATTACGCTGACGGTCGAGCCGTCACTTTGGCTGATTTGCCCATGTCTAAAGAGGACGCCCATGCCCTGATGGAGGCAGAACTTCGGCACCGGTATTTGCCGAAGGTTATCCGGTACTGCCCAAATTTGGTCCAACACCCGAAAGCACTAAACGCCATTGTAGATTTCTGCTATAACCTTGGTGTCGGCAGGCTGCAAACCAGTACCTTGAGGAAGAGACTCAATGCTGGTGACTGGGAAGGGGCGCAGGAGCAGCTTAGAAAATGGGTTCGTGGCGGGGGTAAAATCCTGCCCGGACTTGTGGCTAGGCGCGAAGCAGAGGCGGCACTTCTGCCGGTTGGGTGACGTATGACTACAGGTTTAACCTATTCCCAGTATGTGACCCAGATCGCCACTATGGCGGTAGTCGCGGAAAATGATCCTGCGTTTGTCGAAATCTTGCCGCAGATGATTACCTACGCCGAAAACCGCATGTGCCGTGATCTGGACTTTCTGTTCACATCGACGGCAATTACAGGCTACGCCTGCACGGTCGGAAGCCGGTCTATCACTATACCGCAGGGTACAATTGTTGTCTCTGAGCAAATCAACATCATTACCCCCGCCGGAACAGCCGACCCTGATGCTGGTACGCGCGTCCCGTGCCTTCCGACCACCAAAGAGTTCCTAGACGCTGTATACGGTGCTTCATCCTATACCGGCGTTCCGCAGTATTTTGTCCCCTTCAATGACAACCTGTTTTTGGTTGGACCGTACCCAGACGCTAACTACTCTGTTGAAATTGTTGGCACCTTCCGCCCTGCCAGCCTTTCGGTCAGCAACCCGACTACCTTTATCAGCCTGTATCTTCCTGACGTTATGATCATGGCGTCCATGATTTACGTCAGCGCGTACCAGCGCAATTTTGGTCGCCAGAGTGATGATCCGGCTATGGCCCAAAGCTATGAAGGCCAGTATCAGGCCCTTCTGAAGAGTGCTGCTGTTGAAGAGGCTCGTAAGAAGTTCGAGGCGTCTGGCTGGTCGTCCCAGTCCCCATCCCCCGTGGCTACCGCTTCCAGAGGCTAATAAATGCCACATGCCTCACTCAAACTCATTCCGGGTGTAAATCAGAACCGGACACCGGCCTTGAACGAGACTGCGATTTCTGAGTCGCAGCTTATCCGCTTTGTGCCTGATTCTCAGGGCCTTGGCCTGCCTCAGAAGTTGGGTGGCTGGACTAAGTATTTTGCCAATACCATTAGCAGCGTTATCCGGTGCCTCTGGGCATGGACAGACTCTAACAACGAGAAATATCTGGCTATTGGCGCAATTGATTTACTTGAAACGCTGTCAGAAAATGTTCTCAGAAACATATCCCCACGGACTGAGGTTTACGATGTTGCCGTTGATGTTGATACGGTATCTGGAAGCGACCAAGTAACTATCAACATTACTGGTAGCAACGCCACATCTTACGACAGCGTTTTTATCAAAACGCAGATAAGCGTCGGCGGTCTCGTCCTGTTCGGGATGTACAAGTGCTTTGCAATTGGCGCTAACTCGTTCAACATTTACGCAACTGACGTACTGGGCCAACCAGCTTATGCTACGTCTACCATTACTACCGGAGGCGCTGTACCCGTTTACGACACAACCGACGGCTCTTCTGTTGTTGTAGTTACCCTTGCTGACAACGGCCTTGGTGTTGGCGACACGTTTACCGCGCTAATATCAACTACAGTTTCTGGGATTACCATTTTTGGTAACTACCTAATTACAGAAATTAACGCGCCTGATGAATTTAGCATTCAGACATCGAGTGCAGCAACTGCGACCACCACCGCCTCTATGAACGGCGGCGATGCTATATATGAGTTGTTTATTGGAGATGGCCCACTCCCCCTTGGCACTGGGTATGGTGTCGGCCCATATGGTGCCGGTGGATACGGAACCGGCGTCGCGCCAACGACAAACCCCGGCACCGTTGTAGCGGCCACGGATTGGTCTCTGGACAATTGGGGAAGCGTTCTTATTGCAAACCCTTTCGAGGGCGCAATTTACGAATGGAACCCACTTGTTAATCCTACCGTTGCGGCTGTCATTACAAACGCCCCGACAAACAACACCGGAACCTTTGTGGCTATGCCGCAACGCCAGATCATTGCCTACGGGTCAACCTTCAACGGCATAATTGACAATTTACTGGTTCGCTGGTGTGACGTTGAAAACTACGAAGACTGGATTGGCACTGTAACCAATCAGGCAGGCTCTTATCGCATCCCGCGCGGATCGCGCATTGTGGGCGGTATACAGGCTCCGCAACAGGGCCTGCTTTGGACCGATACGGCTTGCTGGTCCATGCAGTATATCGGCCAGCCATACGTCTACAGCTTTAACGAGATTGGCACCGGTTGCGGTTTAATCGCACAAAAGGCTGCCGGTACGCTTAACGGCATTGTTTACTGGATGGGTCCGTCGCAGTTCTACATGCTTGCGGGTAATGGCGTTGAGCCAATTTATTGCCCTGTGTGGGACGTAATCTTCCAAGACATTGACTTGACCAACGTCAGCAAGATCAGATTTGCCGCCAATTCCCTGTTTAACGAAGTGGCATGGTACTACCCAATTACCAGCAGCGGCGGCGAAGTTGCGAAGTACGTTAAGTACAATGCTGGCCTGCGCCAGTGGGATTTTGGAACTCTGGGCCGGACGGCATGGCTTAATCAGTCCGTCCTTGGAAACCCAATTGGGGCCAGCCCGGAGCGTTATATATACCAGCACGAGACTTCAGAAAATGCTGACGGCCAGCCAATGCTATCCAGTTTTCAGACCGGCTATTTCGCCCTAAGCGAGGCCGACGTTAAAACCTTCATTGATCAAGTCTGGCCCGACATGAAATGGGGCTATTACGGCGGAGCGCAGAACGCGAACGTCCAGATTACGTTTTACTATACGGACTATGCCGGACAGGCCCCTCTGGTGTCAGGGCCATTTACGGTCACCCAGTCCACGCAGTACGTCACCCCGCGCTTCAGGGGCAGGCTTGTTTCGATTGGTATTTCTAGCAGCGACATAGACTCATTCTGGCGTCTTGGGAATATCCGTTACCGCCTACAGCCTGATGGGAAGTTCTGATGGTCATCCCGTACAAGACTGGCAATCCATATTTGGACGCTAATTTTGCGGCGTCAGTCGGCCCTACGGGTCCCGGTGGTGCAACCGGTCCTACGGGTAGTGTCGGGCCAACAGGTCCTTCGGGTGGTCCTGTCGGCCCTACCGGTCCTACCGGGCCTTCAGGCACGGGTCCGACCGGCGCTACGGGTCCGACCGGCGCTACGGGTCCGACCGGCCCAACGGGTCCATAGGAGATTAAATGGCCTCTTTAGATGACATGCTGACAACGGCAAAGAACGTCGTGACCGCCATTAACGGTCTGGCGCAGACGTATCTGGCTGTTAACGGGGCGCGTATTTCACCGGATATAACTTCCGCAACCCTCGTTAGAACAGGCTCTGGCCGAGTTGCTATGGTGAGCATTATCGTTGGCGGTAGCACTTCTGGCACCATTTACGACACCAACAATGCTTCGCTGACGAATAACCCAATCTTCACCATCCCGGACACGCCGGGAATAATCTTTGTAAACCTGCCAGTTGTGAACGGTATTGTCGTGACCCCCGGAACGGGCCAGACGGTATCCGTTAGCTATTCGTGAGGAAGCCATGCCCTTAAAGGACCTAGAGGCCGCACTAAGCATTGCCCGCGAGAATAACGCGCGTGGCGGTATGCCGAAGATGCACATTAAGAAGCCCAAAATGGGCAAAATCCACGTTGGACCGATCCATAGCCCAGTTGCCGGTAGGACCGACCACCTGAACATGCATGTTAAATCTGGGTCCTACGTCATCCCGGCAGACATCATTTCTGCGATGGGGGAGGGAAACACGATGGCTGGGTTCCGGGTAGCCAAAAACATATTCTCTCAGCCGTTTTATGGGTCATCCAAAGCCGGTGCTGGTCTCCCCTACACGGGCGGCGGTCTTCCTTACGGAGTTCCGTCTCCGGGTAAAGCCGAGGGTGGGGAGGTAGATTCCGTACCAATTGTAGCCGCTGGTGGAGAATATGTTATTGACCCACAAGATGTGGTAAGAATTGGCAAGGGGTCAATGGATGACGGCCATAAAATTCTTGACCACTTTGTGGAAGGATTTCGTGCGCGGACTATCAAGACCCTGAAAAATCTACCCGGCCCCAAGAAGAACTAAGGCGGAACATGGAAGAACAAACCGAGATCAGAATTGGTACGGTTGATGATGTTCATGACATCATGAGCCAGCTTTCCAATACTTATGAGGAGATGGGCTTTTCAAACATCAGTCCGGTCAAGGTATTGCAGGAAGTTTATGCCTCTCTGTCTTTGGATAGAGGAATTTTTGGGATCATTGGAAATCCCGGAGAAACAATTCAGGCCGGTGTTCTGCTCCGCATTGGTAAGCCGTGGTACTCTGATGATGATGTCGTAGAGGAGCGC